GGAATCTTGTTCTTTGTCAAGCCCCTCTGCTTCTAAAATCCATTTAATGGCAGTTTCTCTACTATCTGCACCAAGTTTCATATTTTCTGCAACTTGGTTTTCAAATTTATCATAAGCTTCAGCTTCAAATTTTTCTTCAGCTTCACGCTCTGCTTGTGCTACTTTACAAAGCCTTTCTAATTCTTCTTCTAATTCTTTGTTTGACATATTGTCAAAATCATAATGACGGCCTTTTACGCCATATGCATCTTTGTGCATTTCATACACACTTGTGATAAGATTGCTACGCTCATATTCTTCAACTGTAAAAATACCTTGGTCATTCCAGAATTTAATATCTTCTGGTACCATACCAGCCCAACTGCCTGGATTTTCATCCATCCACTTTTTAGATTGAGCGTTAATATTTTTAATGTGTTGAAGTAATGTCATCTTATTCACCTTTCGTTGCATAATATAAGTATTCATCAATTTGGTCTTCGTATTCAATACCAACTAATTCTAAGGCATAGTTATCTTTGTTTTGTTTGATTTCTTCTACACCTTGTTCTAAGGTTATCATATTTGACTTGATTTTGGCAACCACCTGGTCAACAAAATTTTCAGCTTCGTCCCAAAGCCAGTTTTTTACTTTACTCATAGTGTTTTCCTTTCTTTTTAATCACTTTATACACATATCCTATCATAGGTAAATACCATAGGCAAGCGTTATTTACGCTTTTTTTCATTTTTTTTCAATAAAAAAGCGTTATAAATCAATGATTTTTAGGCTGCGTCAAAATGCACAGCTGAGGGAAGGGTGATTTTTAGCAGTTTTTTGCTATTTCCAGTGGTTTTTGACCCATTCCTGGTCACATTCGTGTGGGTCTGGCTTGCCGTGGAACACAGCCACTTTGCCTGTACCTCGTTCAAATGTCCATTCTGTCTTATGAAACCTTGGTTTCTGTCTGGAAAACCACTTAGTTGAGAAAGTCCACTCGTCTGGAAATATTCTAAATTTGGGGTTGTTTGATGCAAGTTTAGATATTACATCTTGGTCGCCTGGCATTCTTTGTAATTCGTTTCTATTTTGTAACCAAGGATTCCATATAATATTGGTTGCTGTCTTATTGTTAAACTTCATAATACTAGAATTGAATATCTTTGTAGATAAGTTGAAGTTATTAATAATACTAAAGGTATCAGGTTCGCCGTGTGTAAACATATCATCTATGTTTTCTAAAATAACCACATCTAAGTCCATATACAATGTTTGACCAACTAGATTGGCCTCAGGACTAAACAGTTGTAGTTTATTCCACCAAGTCTGATAATCGTGGAAAGGTAGAGGTCTAACTTCTATATTACCCTCTACTAGTTTTGGTAATTTTACATGGTCTGTAAAACAAATAAATCGGTGTTGCAAAGTGGTATTTCTTTGCACCATATTATAAAGTTTTTGGACATATTCGTGTGAATACTTATCGCCCCATAACACACATACAAAATTCATCCTATCAACCAGTTCCATATTGCTCTAATCCCTAATAACAAATACATAAACTCCATCAAACCTCTTGGAGTATCTTTATCTTTATACGCCATATAAATCCAAATACTACAACTCACACAAGCAATTGACCAACCAATCCATTGAGTTGATACATCTGCGTTTGATAATATAAAAGCCGCAACTATGGCTAATATAAAACCAAGCCAACGCCAACCATCTATGTCTTTGTAGTATCTTATTTTCATAATTGATATTGTACTTTCAATGTATCATAAGCAACACCATCTTCAATCTCTTGTATAGTAAATTGATGATTAGCAATTAATTGTAACCACTCTTGTACTGTTTTTCTTCCAGGTTTAAATGGTTTTTCAACAAATTCTAATTTTCTACTTGTTACAAAACTGGCCACATTTCTTTGATGTGTTATTGCTGGTGTCATATTTAATATGCCGTCTATAGCACTTAATGACATATTAGTTACTACACACCAAGCGTTTTTCAAATCATCTTTTATATCTGTATCCCAAAACTCATTCCCAGGTCTTGGTTTATTTCTAATCTTAATTGGTCTATCTGTGATTTCTGATAGTTGTAATCCTACTCTAGCAATCCATTCTTTTTGGTCTATACCGTGTATAAACTGGCATACAGTTGGTGATGAAGGACATAATAGAATATGGTCACCACTATCTCTCCAACCTTTAAACTCTACATCTATACCTTGTTTTTGTAATACATTCCACCTATCTGGTGATGCACTATGCATACGAATTGTGTGTATATTACCTTTACATATTCTAAAATATGTTGTGTCATAGTCATTGATTTTAGGTTCTGGATATCTTGTAATCTGATTGGTCAAGTAACCAACATCTACATACCACCACTCTTCTCCGTTCGCCTCACACTGGTTTATTTCAGCTATATTCTTACCTGCTAAACCCCAAAAGAAGTGTACATTTTTACCATTATCTTTCCAACCCTTTTCTATGGCTGGCCAGATTTGGTGAGATAGACATTTATCCCAAGCTAATTTATGAGTTATTATTGCCATTTTGTAACCTATCTATTGTTCTTTTAGCTGTACCGTTTCTGATTTCTTCTTCTATAAACTGATTAGCTAATAAACTATCTATCCACTTATTAGTTAATTCATCATCTCTTACATACTCATTTTCAATGTCTTTATAATCAATAGAAATAGGTCTACACATACTTACTTTATCACATATTACAGGTATACCTCTTACTTGTGCCTGAATACCAACTGCTGATTGTAATGTAATTACCACATGAGCATCATCTAAATCTTGTTGTAAAGGTTTATCAGTATCTTTTTCTCTAAAAACAACTTCTCTATCTGTATGATTTTTTAACTTATCACCTAATTGTAATTTCCACTGTTTTAAACTATGAATACCATAATATCTACAAACTGCATCTGTTGGTGGTGCAACTAATATCTTTTGACCTTTTCTATTATTAGTTATCTCAGGCATTTTTATTTTATATTTTTGTATTCTATCGTAATCTTCTTGTTCTAGTTCTGTGATGTAATTTAAATTTTCACCATTTAAAGTAATACGATATGCTCTGTGACCTATTTGTTCATTTGGTTTATGTGCGTGTGCTTTAAAGAAATAAGCGTGGTCAAAATAATAAAAATCAACACCAAACTCTTTACATTTCCATAATACTTTTTCAGTACCTCTTAAAATGCCAAATACCACACTTGGTGGTTTTTCTTCTAACCATCTATTGTGATTGTAACCTGCCCAGCGTGTCTGTTCGAATTTATCAACTGCACTTAAACCGTCCTGATGAATTGGTCTAAACCAAGTACCACTAGCCGCACTTACAAATGGTTGTATAACTTCATCTGTAACTTTTCTTGTACCGAAACCAACTAAATTCCAAGGTATCATTTTAAATTAATCTTTACAGTTTCTTGGTAATTTAAATACCAATCGGATGAATAATCACAAGTATTGTATTCATTAAACCAAGGACCGCCCTCAGTGTAATGTACATTGTAAACATCATCTCTATGTTCGTATTCACCAACTAACCAGTTCCATTCTAATGGTAATTCACCAATCAAGTCATCACTTTCTAACCATTTAAATTGATGCAATTCTAAACCACTAGCAGAATTAACATAGTCTGGTGTTAATGCACTACACTTAGCACAATTCATTAACATAAAACTAGACCAATTCTTTTTAGGATAGGCCGTCTGTGTATGGCCTAAAAACTTGGTAGTATTCTTTGGTGTATAATCGTGTTTACAAACCTGTACTGCATACTTGTCATCTCTTAAACGCCATAGTTCTGCAATATCTTCAAACATTAACATATCACAATCCATAAACAATGCCCACCCTCTATAATTCATAAGGTGTGGAATAATAAATCTACTAAAAGAAAACTCAGTAGAAGATAAATTATTTCTTTCTCTTACAAAGTCATCTTTTATATTGTTTAATGCAATTGGTGTAATTGCAACTGGTTTTGTGCTATTCTGTATAATACTATGCGATAATACATTATATGCCACTATTTCTTTACTATCATATCCAATAAAGACATTAATCATTTAACTCTCGCTTCCTCACTACGACCTTTTAGTTTCCTAGGTCCTTTAGTATGGTCGTAAACTTCACCTAAAATAGACCTTGCTTGTACATGGCCAGATTTGCCATCACCAATGTCATAATTTTTGACATTAAACTCTTTTTCAAATTTATTCTTTACATGATTCCAAATGAAACTATCGTGTTGTTCCTGCAACTTATATATTTCATCTGTATCATAAATTCTTTTCATTTCTTTAGCATAATTTTTTGTTTCTTTATGCTTCATATTAAAATATAAAAAACCACATTCTGGATATTGATTTACACCTCTACCCAAATATGTTAACATACAATCATCTTTATGAATATTGTTTTTAATCCAATCAACATCTATTGATTTATAGAATACACTGTCTGCATCTATACCAATAATAGCATCATAGTCCTCATTGTTTATAATTTGGTCTGTGTATGCATATACTTTGTAACAAAATCTCACACCATCTGTTTTGAATTTCATCTCTTTATCTTTTGTTTCAAAACTAGACAATTCTTGTTTATCTTTATTTCTGTTAACAAACTCCTCACAACTAGGCACTTCATCAAATATACTTCTTACAACTATATTAGAGTGTGGTATATCTAACATATCTTCACTATACACAATTAAATCAAATGGCCAATTATAGGTTTCAAAAAACCTGTGGCCATATTGTTTGTATAGTTTTTTATTTAAAGTTGTAATTACGCCTATATTCATCTTCTTTCAAATACCAATCCGTTGTCACGCCAGAATTCTCTACCCATTGTAGATTTTTCTTTTGATTGTTTTGTTAAATCTTCTCTATATGTAAAACCGTGTTTATCAAATAATTTAATCCAATAATGCATTGGTTCTAAATTTACATGATGATAACCACCTTTGCCTGGCGGTGAGTATGTAACAAAGATATATTTACCTTTCTTCATTGCATCTAACCAGTTTTCTTCATATTTCTTTTCAACATGTTCTATAAACTCACAACACCAAACCATATCAAAGTTCATATCTAAATCTTTAATAGGTCCTTTTGTAAAATCGTGTGTTACAAATAGTTCTGCTTTTTCTCTTTCTACTCTATGGTCGCCATCAATACCTCTTGCATCTAATCCTAGTCTATGTGCCTCTAACACTTGACCACCAGGACCACAACCAATATCTAACATTGATTTACAACCTAGTTCATCTCTTGCCATTTCTATTAGGCCTGTATCTATATGTGTACGACCAAAATGTCCACCTAAATGTTTTGGCAACTCTTCTTCTTTTATTTTACCTTTATGTAAAACACCACCTAAATCAGCCATTAATTAACTCCTCTATTCTTTCTATTATGCTTGGGTCTTCCAATTCTTTCATTGTGAATTCTGTACTAATCATTTCTTTATACCATTTATATACATCATTACTATTTGCATAATGTATATTTTCTATTTTACTTAGTTCAAAATTACCTAATGGATAACCAAAACTATAAACAGTTGTAAATGTAGGAATACCTAGTTCTATTAATTGAAAGATACTTGTACTACTATCTAAAACACCACAGTATGTGTCTTTGGCCATATCACCAATAGTATTTTTACCAATATAAATTTCTACATTTGGTATTTGTTTTAAATTATCATATGTCAACTTACTTACTGGATGTGCCTTTACAACAATTTTCCTATCTGTATGTTGTCTAATTTCTTTTACACTTTCAGTTACCCATTGTTCTACAGGTGTGGAGCTTGTAGGGTCATCTTCTAAACCAGGCAGAATTAAGATAGAACCATCTTTATTATTTTTCCATTGATGATTGAATATGTTTTGTATTTTAAAAGTATTACTTTCTTCTATCTCTTTAATTTTTTCTTCTAAACGGCCTTCAATAGGTTTACACCACTTTGTATGTTTCCATACCCAATGGCCTAATCCCATTCTATAATATCTTGGTTTAATTAATTTAAAATGTCTGTTGTCGTAATTGTTTTTAACACGACTTAATGTGGCACTTTCAAATACGATAAGTGGTTTATTAAAGTATTTTGCAAACATATTTGCAATACTATTTCTGAATTCAAAATGAGCAAACTTTCTACCATAACCATCAGCTGTTTTGTCTGTTTCAGGTGTCCATTGTCTAGTAGGATGGTCACTACCAAATGTGCCATAGTTCATCATAAAATCACAAGTCTTAATGTGATAAATGTCTTCGTATGTGAATTCTCTTTTGCCTGATAAATCTATGAATTGGTGGCCAGATAAGGCCTTTTGAATTGCTTGTGCGGCTTTTGTATCATCAAACTTTACTATTTTCATAACCAACCTTTTGTATAAAGTAACTATCTGCAATATCAGATATTGGATTACCTACTTTATCTGTATCAAATATCTTTTTTAAATCTATTTTGGTTTCTTTTGTAAAGGCATCATACATCATATCTTTGTCTGCGTTACCTTTACCTGTTGCACCCTTTTTAACCACACTAGGTACAACTGTACCGTAATCTACGCCTAGTTCTTGTAATCTATATTTGAGAATACCACAGTTCTCAGCAATTTGAAAGATACCTTGGCCTTTAGAACCAAAAGAGTATCCTTCAATATATACTTGCTGTTGTTTGTGAAAGGTATCTTTGAGAATATCAAATACCCAATCGGATATTTGACTAAATCTTTTTATAGGTGTATCGTATTCTTGGTGTTCATAACCTATAATATTTTTGGCCATTTGACCAATATATTTTTTCTTACTAGTTAAATAGTAAAACATCAAATCACCTTCATCATTTATACAAACTGCTGGACTTGTTAAACTATAATCAATTCCAATTATCGTCTTCGGCTTGCTGTTCGTTTGTCCAAATTTCTTCATCTTCTTCCTGTTCAACTTCATATCCACAAAATGGGCAAGTTAACGGCTCTAAATCTTGCTCGTCAATATCCCATTGTACGGTATATTTAGTTTCACAGGAAGAACAGTTTTTTATTCGTTTTTCAGTCATTATAGTTTAAATTTCTTAAATTGGTCTTTTGTAACATCTTGTTTAATACCACCAATCACATAACTTTCGATTTCAGTTTCTTGTGGTGCGTTTTGTGTAGACCTGCTGTTTAACCAATGGTCTACCCAAGGCAGTGGATTTTGTTTTTGTTCGTATTTCGGTTCTAGGCCGATTGCTTTCATTCGTCTGTTCGCCATATATTCTACAAACTGGTGTAACAGTTTTTCGGATAAACCAATCATACTTCCTTTGGAAAATAGATATGTTGCCCACCTTTTCTCCTCTTGTACTGCTTCGTCATACATTGTATAGACTTCTTTTTCAACTTCTTTTCTAATCTTTAACATATCTTTATCATCATTCTTGTCGTGCCAGTTATTAATAACTGTTTGTGACATTGCAAGGTGTTGACTTTCATCTCTTGCAATAAATGAGATAATCTTTGCTGAACCTTCTAAAAGTTTTAATTCACCAAATGCAAATGAACAAGCAAACGATACATAGAACCTTAAGCCTTCTAAGATGTTTACTGTAACCATTGCAAGGTACATTTTCTTTTTCAATTCATATAAATCAACTTTACTTTCATCTAAATGCCATTTATAACCCATTGCAATTAAATCATCATAAGTCTTAGTGATAGATTTAGACCTTGCTTGAATTTTATCATCCATCATAATTGTATCAAACACTTCACCTGGATTTGCATATAAGTTTTTAATAATGTATGTATAACTTCTACTGTGAATGGTCTCAATAAAGTCCCAAGTCACAATACAGCCTTCTAATTCTGGTAGTGAAACAAATGGTAAAAATGCTAAACAAGGACCACGACCTTGTACACTATCTAACATAGTTTGATATTTCAGATTACTTGTAAAGATAAACTTTTGTTGTTCGTTTAATTGTAAGTAATCGTTTCTATCTTTCTGTAAAGATACTTCTTCAGGTCTCCAAAAATACCCTAATTGTTGTTGGTTCAGTTTGTCAAAGATAGGATATTTCATATCGTCATATCTTTGTACTTGCAATTCAGGACCAAAAAACATTGGTTGTTTGGTAAAGTCCAAATTCTTTTCTTTGTTCAGCACACTTCTCATTCGTTTTCCTCTTTCAGTTCATAAAAAAATTTATCATCATCACCTGCTGTCCACTTCTCTTCACTCTCAACTGAAAACTCAGTAGTGGATACTTTAAAGTCTGGAAACTTTAGTTCACTTGGCGTCAATGACTTGTCAAAGAACAATACTCTATTGTTCGGTTGGGCTGCAAAATGCCCGTTTTCCAGTTTTAAAATATTGAAAGATTTATGTTGACTTGGTATTTCACTATAAGTCACATTTCTTTCTAAGTTAGTAGAGTTACAATTATCTATAGTAAACATATACCAACCCTTGTACCATTTTTTAGTAGGCGATAGATACTTTACTCTATTGCCTGTCATTATAGTCTTCTCTACAATTGCAATATCGTAACTAAAACAATCCCACAACTGTAATTCTGTCAAAGGTATATCACCTTCGAAATCTTTTTTCCACACAAAAGCAGAAATTGGTAACTTGTCATATAAAGCACCATACTCAGGTAAGTATGTTTCAAAATACAATGCTCTGCCTTGTATAGACTTTGCCGTTACCCAAACACCTTCAACTAGTTCACCGTGACCTTTTTGGCCATCATAAAGGTATTCTTTTTTGACAAACACATCTATATGAGGCGTATTTACACATAAAAATGCCATAACGCTCCCTTAGATTGTGCAACTGTCACAAGCTTCATCATCTTGTAAGTCAGTTGCTTGTTTAACTTCTTCTACATTGTCTTTCCAACCAACTGGATGAGATGGTTCGTCAATATCTTTCTTAGCGTCATATGTGTTCTGATAGTATGAAGTTTTCCAACCATACTTGTAAGTATTCAATAGGTCTTGTGCCATAACAGACACAGGCACCTGATTGTCTTCATAATGTTCAGGATTATATGACCAGTTACCAGAAATAGCTTGGTCAAAGTATTTCTGCATTACTGCAACGATATTTATATATCCTTCATTATTAGGCATATCCCACAATAAAGTGTAATTATTCTTTAATGTTTGATACTGAGGTACAATTTGTTTCAGTGTACCTTTCTTTGATTTTTTCACACTTAAATAGTCCCTAGGTGGTTCAATGCCGTTTGTAGCATTAGAAACCACACTAGAGGATTCGGATGGCATTTGGGCTGTGAGTGTGCTATGTCGTAGCCCATGTTTTGCAATATCTTTCCTTAGATGCTCCCAATCGTATTTGAAATTTGGTTTCACCAACTCATCTACTTCTTTTTTGTAAGTATCAATAGGAAGAATACCATCGGAATATTTGGTTCTGTTAAAGTATTCACAAGGTCCTTTTTCTTCAGCAAGTTCATTTGAAGCGGCCAATAAGTAATATTGGAATGCTTCTGTTAATTCATCTACAAGTTTTAATGCATCTTTATCACCATATTTAACTTTGTGTTTTGCTAGATAATGTGCAAGACCAATATAACCAATACCTAAACTTCTTCGTGCCTTTGTAGATACTTCGGCAGCCTTAACTGGATATTTTTGATGGTCAATAATCTCATCTAAACTTCTTACTGCAAGTTCACATAGAGGTTCTAATTCTTCTATGTTACTAATTTTACCAACATTAATTGCTGATAGAATACACAATGCAATCTCACCCTCACCATCAATGTGTTGAATAGGGTCAGTAGGTAGTGTAATTTCCTGGCATAAGTTTGACATATAAACTCTATCTTTAAAACTAGAATGAGTATTACAGTGGTCAATATTCATAATATAGATACGACCAGTTTCAGCTCTTTCTTTTAACATAGAGAAAATTAACTCTTGTGCTGATACTTTCTTTTTACTTACACTTGTTTTTCTTTCTGCAATTTCATACAGTTCATCAAACTTATCAGTACCCCAAGCTTCATACAATTCAGGTACTTCGTGTGGTGAAAATAAAGTTATATCTTCATCATTAATAAATCTTTCGTAAAACAGTTTAGATAACTGAATAGAGTAATCTAATTTTCTTACTCGGTTGTCTTCCGTTCCTTTGTTGTTTTTAAGGACCAAAATGTCTTCAATTTCTTTATGCCAAATTGGGAAATGAACCGTAGCGGAGCCTCCACGAACACCATTTTGAGTACAGCACTTAACTGTTGCCTCGAATTTTTTGAGAAACGGTATAACTCCTGTGTGTTGTACCTCGCCTCCTCTAATTCTGGAATTGATGCCCCTAATCCGACCTGCGTTAATACCAATTCCAGCCCTTTGTGCAACATAATTGCCAATAGCCATATCACTACTGAAAATAGATGGAAGAGTATCATCAACATCAACAAGCACACAACTAGCATACTGGCGAATAGGTGTTCTAACACCAGCCATAACCGGGGTAGGAATGTTGATTTTAAACCTTGAAATTGCGTCATAATATTTTTTAACATATGTCATTCTTTGGCCATTTTTGTAGTCTTTGAAAATAGTAGCCGCAATTAACATATACATAAACTGAGGCGTTTCAAAAACTTGACCATTGCTCCTATCTTGTACTAAGTATTTGTCAATAACTTGTCTTAACCCAGCGTAAGTGAAATCATAATCTCTTTCGTGGTTAATCCAGTTTTCCATTCTGTCGAAATCTTTTTTGTCATACCATTTTAAGATTTCGGGGTCATACACACCTTTATCTACACCTGTTTTTACATGGTCATAGATATGTGGGTGGTCCCATAATTTACCCATAACTTGTTTTCTCAAACTAAACAATAAAAGTCTAGCCGCTACAAATTGGTAATTAGGGTGTTCTAAAGAAATTAAATCGGATGCCGACTTAATTAAAATCTGTTGAATTTCATCTGTTGTAATACCATCATAAAATTGTAGTCCTGAATTCATCTCAACCTGAGATGCTGATACACCAGAAATATCTTCACAAGCATACTCTACCATCTCGTGTATCTTTTCAATGTTAAGAGGTTCTTTTCCTCGTCCGCCTCGTTTGACTACTTGCAATTCACTATTTTCTACCATATTTCCTCCTAACACTTCTTATAGTAACTTAATTTTGTTAATGCTTCTAATTTGGCAAAGGTGTTGGTACTTATAATATCACTAACTTCCTCTTTGCTCATTCCTGATTTAATCATATCATTTACATCTTTGGATTGTATATGTTCTGGCCATATCACAATATTAAAATCTTTTTCTATCACATCATACATTCTTTTAATTATCTCTTTATTTCTTGGTTCGTTATCAAATATATATGTTATTTGTTCAGCAGGAACACGGTCAAAAAACATATCTGCACCACCCATTGCCAAACAATTATCAATAAACAAACTATCAATAGGACCCTCTACAATATTAATAGGCAATTGTAGATTGACACGCTCAAGGCCATAAATCTTGCGCTTGCTTTCTTTTAGTTTAATTGTTAAGTATTTTGGTTGTTCTTTACCAAATGCACGACCTTGAAAAGCAAATAATTTGCCGTCATAATCGTAAAAAGGTATAATCAACCTTGGATGGTCTTGTTTAATAAAAGGAAAAGTTTGAGGCTTAACCTTGTTAACAAACTCCATAAACTTATCGCAAAGATATAACTTGTCATAATGTTCTTCAGGTATCTTTCTGTCTTGTACATATTCAAGCACAGGATGATTTTCTGATAACTCACTAACTTTCGTTAATTCATCTAGTAAGTTTGCCTTTGTTTCTTTTTCATCAAACTGAGGTTTGAAATCAAAATTTAACTTAGGCTTTTGCGTGGAAGGGGCTGACCCTTTATATCTTTCCAACAAATACTGGTCGTGTAGTTTAGGGTCTATGAATTTAATAAAATTCGCTAAACTTTGACCTTCGCCACAATTGTGGCATTTGAAGAACATATCGTTCTTCACTCTATAAAAATATGCTCTTGCCTTGGTCTTATTCTTCTTGGAATCTCCACAATGTGGACATCTGAAGTTGTATAGATAGTCGCTTTTTCGTTTAAACTGCGACAATCTGGCAGACATATCATTAATAAATTTTAAATCAATATAACTTGACATAGCACTTTCACTTTATTTAATACTCTAATATACACTAAATCTCTTTAATTGTCAAGCTTGAAAAACTTCCATACTTAAAAAATACCAGAGAATTTTCAGCGCTGTTTTTTCAATAAAACAGCACCAGTCCTGAAGCTACGAAAGCATCTGGATTATATGTGCAAAGTTCTTGGATAGTATGAAGCCTACAACTATGGCACCACCCATAATAATCCATCTGTATTTCTCTAGTATACCAACTCTGGCCCCAATGTCAAGCTTAATTGACTTGATTTCGATAAGTAATCTTTTTTCAACATTTTGTATTTCCTTGTGCAAATCTCTATACACAGTGTCAATTTCGGTAGCTCTTTCTTTTAACTTATCAAATATAATTTCGTCTATCTGTTCCTGTCTACCTATCTTTTCTTCGTGGACAGCTAACATTTGTTTAATAGATGTAGATACATCTGTTAATTTATCAATAGCCACATCTAAGCGATTATTGAGATTATTAACATTCTCTATATCTTTTTTAAGACCTGCAATTTGTACCTTGAGGTCTGTTGTTCCGTTAGTTGTTTCCATTACTCTCTCTTTTTTGATAATATACAATCTCTTTGGGAGACGGATAGAAACGGGCTCAAAATTATAACTTGACTACACACATTGGGTGTACTAAACTATATTACCCGTATATTATTATTTATCAAAATTAGGCAGTCAGTTTAAGTGTTCCGCTTCTTAATTCCCTTTCTCTTTCCATTCGATAGAGTTTGGCCATACATTTTCGCCTTCGTCTATCTTTTTGTTTTCTAATTCGTTGCCATTCTATACAATATAATTCAAATCTGTTTTGTTTTACTCTTCTAAATTGCTTGAATACAAGCTTTCTAAGTTTCCTTAGTTCTAGTTGTGTTAACAAATGTATCTCCTATGTTATTAGAAAACATAATATAAGATTGTATTTACCTCCTTTAATTGATTATTACTCTTTTCCATTCCCATTTAGGGACTGGTGCCCAAAACTCTTTTGGTGTTGTGAATGTTTGTGACCACATTTTATGTGTCACTCTTGTATCATAATATATGTAGGTCGTCCAAACAATGGCTGATGTGATAATCAGACCACATATTAAAAAATATATTTTTTCTTTTGTACTATAAAGTTCATACATCTACCTAGCCTTTCTTACTTACTAGTAGCCATATTAGATAATGGATTTTCTAATGCCTTTTTGATTTGTTCTTCAACTTCTTTTCTAAGTTCTCTTAAATCAGCATCCATTTCTCTTTGTCTATCTTTAGTGGTTCTTTCGACTTGTTCAATAATGCCTTCAACTTTTCTTACATCTTGTTTTAAATCATTTTTAATATCTCTAACATAGTCGTTAGTAGCGGTTGTAGTTTCTTCAATCACCGTTAATCGTTTGTCGAATCCACTTAAATCTGGTGCAACATAACTTTGTATTTGTGCTTTCATATCCAGATAGTCTTTATAAAATGTGAAACCTCCCCACAAAGCACCAACTAAAGAGGACAATACGGTAAGAACAAGAAACATTTTACCGCCTCTTAGTTTTATACCTGCAACTTCTATTTCTGTTGACATAGTTCCTC